GTAATGGCTATTGCTCTGAAAGATCCTGCAACTGGTAAGACTTCTTACTTGTGGGCTGATTATCAGGAATGGAAAGCTTTGCGTGAATGGTATAAGAGATGTGAACGTATGTTGGTTTATATGAAAACTAATGTAAACAAAGACGGTTCTTGTAACTTGAAAGGTACTAACGGTCGTCCGGTATTTATCGGTGCTGGTTTGTTGGAACAGATTGCTCCATCTAACAGACGTTATTACACTCGTTTAACTGGTGAAATGTTGGAAGACTTCTTGTTCGATCTGTCTTACAACTGTCTTGGTACTAACGAACGTAAGTTTGTTGCCTTGACTGGTGAAATGGGTATGCGTGAGTTTGACCGTATCTTGAAAGAGAAGGTAGCTACTATGAACTTAACGGATACAGTATTTGTAACTGGTTCTGGTGATAACCTTACTTTTGGTGGTCAGTTCAAGACTTACAAAATGACCAACGGTATCGAGTTGACTCTGAAGTACTTCCCGTTGTACGATGATACTACTTATAACCGTGAATTGCATCCGGTAACCTTGAAACCGAAGGAATCATATCGTATGACTTTCTTGGATCTTGGTCGTCGTGATGGTGAAGCTAACATCGTTAAAGTAGTACGTAAAGATCGTGAATTCGTAACTTGGTATACTGGTGGTGCTGTAGCTCCGTCTGGTTATGCTAAGTCTAAAGATACTCTGAGATCTAATGGTAAGGACGGTTATACCGTATTCTTCCTTGGTGAAATGGGTATCATGTTGAGAGATCCCCGCGCATGTGGCGAATTAATTCTCGAGTGATGTAAA